ATACCATGCACCGGGCCATACCTTCTCACCCTCAGGCACTCTTTCATCAAGCACGCATGGGCAAACGCACATATCTTGCCGCACACAGGCCGCAATAGCCAGGGTTTTAGATGAAAACTATCCAGAGCCTCATCACAGCTCCTCTCCCTTGGCAGCGATGGACTCCAGGGCAGCCAGACACTTTTCCTTATCGACCGAGTAAAAGGCTGTGGTTAGTGCCATCAGACGTGTGTAGAACCAGAGGTTATCGTCTTTCAGCTTCAACCACTCCGGCGAGTAGATTATGGCGCTCATTAGAACTCCACACGCGCAACCCATAATCGTGCCGCAGGTGAAAGAGCGACCCATCCAATCAATCCCCATTTTTTACGCCCTCAGTAAACCTGTTTTCGGCGGAGGGTTGTGCCGCCAGTCCTGGTATGCGGCCTCACACGACTCACGCGAGATGCCCACCACCGCATCCTCACCCAGATACAGGAAACCGGCCTCGGTGACGACGCAGCCCGGCCGGTCCTGCACCGTCGCATCCTCCGCGCCCACCACCGTGATGGTCGAGATGTTCTCAGGGTCATGCCGGATCTCGTGATGCCGATGGAATGGCCAGAGAGCGACGAGGAGCAGCGCGGCGGCAGCTTTCATGCCTTACCCTTTACCCGCATCCGCGAGAGAGTGGCCAATCGCCACGGCCATCTGCGGAACCCGCGCGGCTGGCGTCACATTCGGCATCCATCCGGTCAGCGGAGCCTGCAGAAGATCAGTTATCGCATCGTCCGGTTTGCACTCCGCCCACCTGCACACGTTGGCCGTATAGGCGTTCGTGTCGTTCTCGACCGGCGGCGCCCACCGGTTCAGCGCCTGCGATACCGTCAGCCCCGCGTACCCGCGCGACTCCAGCAGCGCGCGCATCGCCTCAAACCCCGTAGCCGCATCCGGGAACACCGCGAAGCGTCCCGCCGGCTGCTCGGCATGCGTCGCACCGTGCGCCTGCGCGAACTTCCCATACTCGATATCGCCTGGATTGTTATTCCGCTGCGGCCGCGAGCCTCTGCGATAGAAGCCCTCCATCCGCGCCATCGCTTCGAGAATGTGCATCAGGGTCTCCTAGAACGGGATGTCGTCGTCTGTGATCTCACCCGGCGTGACAGCAGGATGCATCTCGTAGCCTTCGTCTGTGGCCTGCTTTGCGCCTGCACCGCGGCTGTCCAGCAGCGTCACATCCGAAGCGATAACCTCGGTCCGGTAGCGCTTCTGGCCGCTATCTTTGTCATCCCACGAGCGCGTCCTGAGCCGTCCCTCGATGAGCAGTTTCGATCCCTTGGTGGTGTATTTCTGGATGATCTCGGCGAGCTTCCCGAAGGCCACGACGCTGTGCCACTCGGTCGCGTCCACCCACTCATTGCCGCGCTTCTCGCGCTCCGCGGTCGCAAACGTGAACGTCGCCACCGTCATACCGCCGCCCGTTGCGCGGATCTCTGCCGTCTTGCCCATGTGGCCCAAAAGCTGGACCCGATTCAAACCCTTTGCCATACCGGCCTCCGTGTTACTCGTGCATCAAATTGGTGGAGTAGGGAGGAATTGAACCTCCGAGCATGGGGTCACCACCCATGTACACCGGAATCGAACCGGCCCTGCACCCTAGGTCATAGGGTTCCCGTCCCAGCGAGTTCCTACCCCGATCTTTTTCCGCCGGCGAAGCCGCCCCGGTTCATGCAAGGAAGCCCAGCCCCTGCGCGCCCTCAGCGACGCACATGACAGCACTTACGCGGCGGGGAGCGCCGCAGCCTCGGTACACCAGGCCGGACTTACATCGCCGGCGAAACCTATTACCGGGTTGCTGACTTCGGCTTCTCCGGCTCATCAGCCATAAACTTCACGCGGCCGATGTTCTTCAGGTACAGCGCCTCATGCGGCAGGAGCTCGCAAACATCTCCAGCCTTGAGCGCCACCCCGCGAATCTTCTGGTCGATCGCCAGCTTGACGCGCTGCATCTTCGCGCCAAAGTGGAACCGATCCGCTGAAATCACTGCCATAAGACCCCCACGCTTTCCGGGTAGTGAAGCCGGCGGAGTATCTCGCTCCGCCGGCTGTGGTTACTGGTTACGTCCGGCCCTGGACTTAGGCGACCGCTACATCCTCGCAAGCGACGAAGGCGGAGATGTGGCGGATGGCGACGTCCATCAGCACGCGCTCGGTGACCACGAAGACGCCCTGACCAGCAGCGGTGTACGGATCGACGATCAGCTCGCTGGCTCCGTAGTCGGCGACGATCACCTGCGAGAAGTCGCCGAAGACGACGCCATGCAGGTCTGTGCCAGCACCGAAGTTCTTCGGCATCTGGTTGGTGACGCCAGCCTTGTAGCCGAGCGGTCCAACCTCGAGCCCGTCAGGGTCGCGCTGGTTGCTCGACCAGATAGGCATCGCATAGCCACTGGCGAACATCGGAGTGCCCTTCGCCTGCGCCCGCACTTCCGGCGTCAGCAGGAAGCCGCTGGTGGCAGAATCGGCATTGGCCGCTGCAACCGTCGACTCGAAGCTCAGCCAATCGGCATAGGAGAGAGCCTTGCCGTTGGTGAGAGTTGCGCCGGAGGCGTTGATTGTGGCGAGGCCGCTGGTGTTCAGGATGCCCACCGGCGAAGATCCGCCGCTCGGGCCAGCGAGGGCTGCGAAGTCGATTGCAAGCGAGGTGACACGGTTGCGGTCATTCGCCAGCAGATTCTCGACGTCCGCCGAGGACTCAGCCAGGAGCTCAATGGTGTACTTGTTCTGAATCGAGCCACGGCGCGGAGTGATCGACACGTAATCGGTCGTCACGTCGCTCGCAGTCACGGCAGCATTCTCAGCCAGCCATGCGAAGGTGCCCGCACCAGTCTGCCGCGGCAGGCGGATGATACCCGACAGGCCTCCGAGACGGGTCGCGCCGAGCGCCAGAACGCGCGGACGGTTGCGGTACATCTCGATCACATCGGGCTGCGTGACGGTCGAGAGCAGTGCGGTCTGGGCAGTCAGGCCCGCACCGGAGCCGGCCGAAACGGTACGGCTGACAGAGTTCGGGATGAGCAGGCCCATCGTCTTGACGCCCAGGCGCTTGCCGATCTCCTCGGAAACCTCACGCTCGAACGCGGTATCCTCACTGGCAAACGTGCCCGGCTTGGCCTGGTTGATGGCGAAGCGGTGAGCGCGTGCCAGAGAGTACTTCCGCGCGTCCTTGCCTGCCTCACGCATCACGTTCTCGCCGGCGGTGCCGACTTTGGATGCGTCATTGGCTGCGACCATCTTGCGGGAGATGGACTCGGCAAACGAGTCTGCCGCTGTTCCCTTTTCGATCGCTTCCCGTGCATCGGCGGTGGTGACAAAGCGCGAAAACTCCTTGTCGCTCGCAAGCGCCATGATGCGGTCGCGCCGCGCAAGTTCCAGTTGCCCAGCGTCGGGCGCCTGCGTCTGTTCTGCCATTTTACTTACCTCGATTACTGCTGGAATTGCCGCGGGTGCGGCGGGTTCAACTTCGGGAGCGCTGCGGCGAACCACTTCCACCACAACGGGAATCTCCTGGTCTCCAACGGCGCGGCCAACGCCCACCGTGGGATCTGCGGGGATCGTCACCAGGGAAGCCTCCATCGGCTCCCAATCGGTGACATTCAACGTGTCGTCGCCCGACGGATACTCGCCCACCTGGTCGCGCTGGATCTTGTGGATCAGGTAGCCGACGCTGGCGTCCTTCAGAATTCCGTCGGCATAGTCGCGCTTCTTCTGTTGCGCAAACTCCGACGTGGACCACTTGCCCTCGACGCGGAGCTTGCCGTCCTTGATGTTGTAGCTATCCACCACGCCCATGTGCTGGTCGCGGTCATGGTTGAACAACAGCGGAATGCCAGCTTTGAGCCGATCCTGGCGGATTGCCGCCGACTTGTGCGAGAGCACTTCGGTGCCGAACCACTGATCGGCCGGCTGCTCACTGGAGAGCGCAAAGGCGAAGCGGTTCTCGTCCGCCCCTTCAGGCTGTTCGCGCACAATCGAGATTGCGCGGAACTGACGCGGCAACTTCTCGGGAATCGGCTTGATGCTCACGTGACGGTTATGCGGGAGAAAGAAAAAACCCGGCAAATTTCGCCGGGTTCAATCGCTCAAACTTGCCTCCCGCTACTCTTGCTGCACCACGAGAGCCTGCTGCCGGACGCGCCGGGCATCCTGCACTGCAGTTTTCTTTGCCTTTTTCGGCTTAGCCTTAGCCGCTGTCTCATCCGCCGGAGCAGCCCCTCCTGACGGCGCCGGACCGTCATTCTCTTCTGACGTCGCCTCGCCGCGGATATCGGTTCCGATCACCAGACCGAGCTCATCTGCCAACTCCTGCTCGGCCTTGAGCTGTCGGAAGACGTCTCGGTAGTCTTTACCGCGGCGGCTGAGCGCCGTCTCGTGCGTCAAGAGCCCATTCTGAATGGCGTCAATGTCGGACTGCACATCCTTCAGCGGATCCACATAGTCCCATCGGCGCGGAATATAGTGCAGTGCGTCCGAGTCGAGATAGCGGTCCGGCGTAAACGGAAGGTCGATCGCCTTATTCAATAGCCCTGCGCGGATGACGTCGTGGACGACTGGATCCACGATGTCCTGGATAAGTTTCTGCTGGAGCGTCATCCAGTAATCGATTGCCTCCTGGCGTCCAAGGCGACCGCTCGAGAAGTTCACGCTGGCAAGATCATTGCCCAGCTCGTGGTAGGGCGCTCCGAGCCCAGACGCAATCAAGCGCAGTGACCGCTCGACAAACGGGTTGAATGCAGCCGTGGGGTGCTCTGGCGTCTGATTGTTGAGTGTCAGGCCTTGCGGGAGGATCGGCATGGTGCCGTTTTCCAGCTTGATCTTCGCCGAGCCATCCAGGTTCTCGCCGTCCCCGGCGTACTCACTCGTGCCCTCCTTCTGCTCGATAGTCGCCAGCAGCGTGGCGCCAATGCGCGCCGCCGTCAGTTCGGCGTCAAAGTACTTGTCGAGCATGTTCATATCCCACAACACTGGTGCAAGCAGCGGATACCCGCGGCTCTGGCCGATACGACGGGGAATAAAGGAGTGGTACACCTGTTCAGCCGGCACAAGCTTGCAGTTCGCGGCGCCGAATCCTACCTCGTTCGGATTACCGTCAAACAGGTAATAGCCTGTCGGCTTCTGGTATTGATCCAGTTCCACGCCCATACGCACCGACGGCGACTGTGGTCCGCCTATCTTGTGCATCGCCTCATTCAACTGATCCGCGTCGACGAGCTGCAGCGCGAACCCGAACGGATTCTGAGTCTTTGGCAGGTACACCTTGCGCACCAGAAAGTCGCCATCACTCCCAATGGCGTCGCACCACAGATTTAGAACATCCTGAAAACTTAGGTTTCCGTGAACTGTGCAGAACTCCGGCCGGCACCACGTCTTGAATGCCTTGGTCAGGGCTGCGCTGGTGTCCTCGTCATAGATCGACGAGCCGCGCTTGCGCTGGCGCTCAATCTTGAACTCCACCTTTACGCCATGCGCACCCACCACGTTATTCCGCAGCATCAGTAGGAACTTCGCCGCAACTGGAGAATTGAGCGCCCGTTCGCGCGCACGCGCACGGAGCCGCGTCAACCCATTGCGCAACTCCTGGTCCATCGAGCGCCGGACGGTGCTCCAGTCGTTCGTGAGCCGGTCAATCTTGGCCGACTGGAACCCGCCCACCGATCCGCCCAGCAGCGCCGCAGAATTCTGCGGACTCATCGTTCGCCGGCCGGTTTTCGAGGGTGTCCGCTTCGCCTCTGATAAATCCAACAGAACCATGTCGCTCCCTTAGAACTCGATGCGCGCCGTCGTCTTGGGCACGAACTTCCCGGCCGCAATCTGCTCATTGCGGTATTCCACCTTGAACTGCGCCCGGTATTGGAGCAGCAAGGCGCGCTCCATGTACCGAACCCGGCGTCCATGGATCTCGTACTCCTGAACGTGCGGACTGGTATCCCCGGCGATCGCGGCCTCTATCGCGTCCAGGGTCTTCTTTGCAAAACTGCGCGTGTCAGCCGCCGAGGTCGCCCCGGCGATATTCGCCAGCACTGCAACTGATTCGAGCTCGATCGTCCTCTGCTCGGATCCGTTCACCAGGATGGCGTAGATGTCGTATGTACCCGGCGTGATGCCGGTTGTCGCACTCGCTGGCACAGTGACGTCGAATGAACCATCCGTGCCTGCCTGCGCGGAATCGTCCGGCAGCGCAACTCGCGCAACCTCCGGAGCGTTGAAGACGTATTTCAGCGTCCATCCATCGGCCGGGGAATAGCCGTCGAACGCCGTGGTCCACTTCCACGAGTCTCCAGCGCGTAGCCTGACCGGTTCGCTCGGGATACCGCTCGGTGTATCGAATAGGTTGGGGGAATCCGGCGTAGTGCTCACGCTCCGACAATGCTTCGGTAGGCTCTTTTAGAGCAAGTTAGGACGAAATAACGCGCCCGCCGAACGCCTCAGCGATCTTAGAGAGCCTCTTTGGGATAGGCTTGGCCGGCGTAGTGCTTGGAGCCTCTGGGGTATTCTCCTCGGGCTGCAACTCGGGTTCTGCTGGCTTTTCGGAAGCCTCTTTGGATGTGCGCTCGAGCCATTGCTTCAGCTTCTTATAGTTAGGCCGGAGCACAGCAACGGCCGCTCTCGCATACACCGCGCAATCCAGCGCTTCATTCCTCTCGCCTTTCTTCACCCACTCCAGCTTGGTCACATAGTCCTTTGTGGTTTTCACAAGCTGTTCACTGGTGAGTTGCCTGAAGTACTCGGTATCCAGCGAGCCGGAGAAGTGCGTATACCCCGCGCCAGCTATGTCGAGCCTGAGCGACGTGTAGACGTCTTCCTTCGCGGTATCGACTCCGACACTATAGAGTGTCGCCCTGGACGGGCCTTGCTCAGTTCCACGGCTCACCAGCGGTTTACCGATACCGCCGCGGCCGACGATGGCAAACCATCGCCGCGTCTCGTTCTTCTTCGCAAATTCATAGACCCGCTGCGTGTGGTGCCCGCCGGAGTCAATCAACGCACAGACAACGTGCATCTGGACGCCGAGCTCGTGGTCTACCGGTTCGCGCAGCCATTCCTCGAGATCCGCCCACGGACTCAGCTCGCTCCGCTTCCCATCCACCACCTCCGGCAGCGACGGGTCGCCCCGGAATATCTGGTGATCGACGACCCAGCGCTCCTCATCCATCCCCCACGCCCACTTGGTCGCTTCGAGCCGATCATCCTGCACGTCGACTCCGGCCGTAAGGAACAGCGCTCCGGCTGGCAGCAGTTGCGAGAAGTCGACTTGCGCCTTCCGCTTCTCAAGCTCATGCAGGTCCGCGCCCTTGCCCCGAATCTCCCAGGTCTCCGCCAGGCGCGTATTGATGAACGTCTTCCGGCGCTCGAGCGAGCCCTTCGCCGCCAGCCACTCATTCACAATATCCAGCCACTTGATCCAGGGCGGATACAGCGCATTCAGGTGAAAGCCGGCCGTCTTCCCATCCCGGCTCCGCGCCGTCGCGCGCCACTCACCGCGGCGGATCATGTCGTGCTTGTGCCGCTCCAGAATCTCGCAGCCGTTCACGCAGACGTAGTACAGGTCCACCACTCGGCCGTTCTCGACACCACCCTCCTGCGTGTACTTCAGTCGGTTCCACTCCAGCGGCTGCATCTCGCCGCAGTGTGGGCATGGAACGTAATAGTGCCGCCGATCGCTCTCCTCGTAAGCCTTCTCGATGCGGGAGTGATCCTTGATACCCGGCGTCGACGCCAAGATCTCTTTCTTGTTCCAGAACGTCGTAGTTCGGCGCCGCGCCAAGTCTACCGGGTCGCCTTCCGTACCCGCTGAATCCGGGTAGCGATCCACCTCATCCATCTGCAGGATGCGGATCGGCATGGAGGCCAGTCCGGCCGGAGCGTTCGCGCCGGCGAGCACCAGGACTCCGCCAGGGAATTCTTTATTGAGCAGGGTATTGCCGGAGTCGCGCGCCCGCGGGGAAGGGAACAGCTTCCGCAACACCGGAGTCGACCGGATCATCTTCGATACCCGATTCTTCGAGAACTTCTCAGCCTCCCCCTCCGACGCCTGCACAAAGAGCTGAGGAGAGGGCTCATAGTGGCTGTAATAGCCAATTGCATTGAGTTGGATCTGCGTCTTGCCCGTCTGCGACGCCATGATCAGAGCGATGGCCTCGATCGCCTTATCCGTGATGGCATCCTGGATGCCGCGCTGGTACTCCGCGGATCCGGTGAAGAACTTGCCGGGCATCGCCCCGGCCTCCGGCGGGATATAGGCATACTGGTCCGCCCACTCCGACAGAGACAGCACCGGCGGCGGCTGAAACAGCGCATGCGCCCTCTTGAACGCGCCGGCTAGGGCCTCAAGGCCTTCCGACGAGGTCTGATACTGGACGATCACGCCGACACCTCCCAGCGCATCTTTTGCTGTGTCGGGTGGAGATCGATTCGCGGACGGGTTCCTCGGCTCCAGCTTCCTCCACCAGCTTGGCCGATACACTTCCAGCCTGAAGCCCGTAGTGACGTGCCTGGCTCAGATTCGAGGATGTAGGTGATTAGCTTCCGATATCCCATCGCGCGCGCCGTGCGCCATGCTGCCGCATAGAGGATCGAGCACGCATTCCGCGTCCCGTCAGTAGCTAGCCGGTTCACTTCTAGCGTCCAACCGTCATCCAGCATGCGCGCGACAGGACGCCCCACTATAGCGACTCCGACGATAACCCCGGACAGCGCCACGGCCACGCTGAACTTCGCCCCCGGAACAGCCTTGTGGTGCCGATGGTGGCAGGCGACAAACGCGTTCGCCTCGGCGAAGTCTACGGGCACAATCTCGAGCCGATCAGTCAATCTTCGCCCTCACCGGTCGAGCAGGCCCGCTCCTTCACCGCATCGATAGTCGAGAGATTGGTCAGTACCTGCCTCATCTCCGCCTCAAGGATCGCTACCGCTTGCCCGTGATCCTGCAGGCCGAGCATCCGGGTCGCCAGCCGAGACGGAACCGCCAACACCTGCGTCTGAATCGCCAGCGTCGAGGACGCTAGCACCTTTTCCACGTCCGCAACCGAGGCAACCTGACCCCGCTCCCTGGCAAGTTGGAGCTCTTTCAGGTCCGCTTCCGCCTTCGTCTTCCTCAGATAGGCCTGCTCGATCGTTTCCGCGTCCACGGGCGGCACAGACACGCCCAACCTTCCACGGCTTCCCGATAGCTGGATGCGGTACTGCACATACCACTCGCGCACGTCCGCCCAGACGAACCGACGCCCGCGCCCATCCCCAACGCAAGGCAAGTCGTTATCTTTTATGTAGTTGCGTACCATCCGCTCGGAGACGCCAAGGAGCGAGGCTACGTCCTCAAGCTCCAACGTCTCCATTTCATTCGGCATCCCTCACCTTGATATCCCGGAAATGGAAATGAGGTCTAAAAATCCTGTCTCTAGGCCGGGCCGGCGGTGGCGCGTCACCCTCTCGGCCAAACGCTGGCGGAGAACCTATGACCCATGCTAGGCGGGCTGCAGCTCTACGAAGTCCACCGTCTCTGAGTAGTAACCGTTCGATGAGCCCCACCATCTCACCGTCACACGGCCCTTGGCTGTAGCGAACTTGTAGAACGTCCATGTGTTTGAATCGTCTCTGCCTTCCGCCCCGCTGGAACTGGATACCTCGTCTGCCTGCAGGATGGGTGAGCCAGCCAAGTCGTTCAGATCGCCTACGATGTCCTCTAACGTTACCGACTCGCAGCAGTCCTGCTCGTGCCAAAACCGATAGCTCGGCCCATCTTTAGAGATGAAGTCAAGTATCGTGTGGCTATCACTGCGGACTTCATCAAACGTCTTCCCGAGCAAGTCTTTGATTGGGTTGATATCCACTGCGTTCATGGCCGACTCCCCTCTGTCACATCTATTGATACACGCTTGCAGGCTGGTATGGCGTCTACCTGAGCTATGCGCTCTCCTATCCACCGCATCACCGGCACGGCCATGCTGTTGCCCAGCGCCTTGTAGCGCGGCCCGTCCGAATTTAGAGCTTCCCGCGCTTTGCCCGTTGCGAATGCATATCGCAGAGGCCATTCCTTCTGTGCGGCCTCCCACAGTTCGGAATCGAGCAGCAGATGCCGGGCTGCCTGTGCTCCTTCAAGTGGCAGGAACGACACAAGTCCAGTAAGTTCTCGGGCGAGTTGTTCAAAGGGTTCTCGTCGATATGGTGACGGTCCACGTTCCGCGTAGATCCGCAGTGTGCGCACGAAGCCTTCGGGCCAAGGCTGCGAGCCCGGTAGCGCCCCTCGGCTGGTAGCACACCGGCTTGCCATCTCCCACGAAACCCAGCCGCCATACACGCCTGCGAGCAGAACTTGCGGCGTGAGAAGTGCAGCAGCGATTCCAGGTCGCCATCCTTCTCGCGCAAACGCTCCAACTGTGCGCCACAACTCATGCAGAACTTGAGCGGCGTGGGCTTCCTCGGCATTGGCATAGGTCAACTCCAGATAATCATCAGGGAATCCCTGTAGTCTCGTACACTCGCGCGGCGTCAGCCTCCGAACCGCCATGCCGCCCGCCACATAGCTGCGCGAGCTCCCACCGCTTGCCGCCCGGATGCTGGCCATCTCCGGCATTGCGCCGCCCTCACGCCCGCGCAGGTTCATCGCCACGATGTAGGCGTCCTTCGTGTCTCCGCTCCGCGCCACAGGCACCAGCGGCGTACCTCGCCCGGTCCCATCCTCGCTGGCGTCGAAGCCTTCCGCCCGCAGCGCATGGGTGATCAGCGTCTCGGTCTCGTAGTCCTGCCGCCCCATGCCGCCTGCGTTCAGACAGTGGGCGATGTCTCCAGTACTGGCGACGAGCCCACCATCGCAATCGAAGTCGGTACCGAGGCCACCGCCTCCAGTGCGGCGCGAAGGGACGGTGGGAGCTGTTTGCCCCTTTTCTCGGCGCGGCGCAGGATGCCCCGACAGGCTGTGGCGCTCAAAAAGTACCGCTGCGGCACGTCGCCAGTCTCCAAGATGTCCGACAACGAAGACGCGGCGGCGCCGCTGTGGAACTCCGAAGTGCTGAGCGTCAAGAACTCGGTAGGCGACCCCATACCCGAGTTGGCCCAGCATCCCGAGGAAGGTGCCAAACGTCCGTCCTCCGTCAATGGACAGGACGCCGGGGACGTTCTCCCAAACCAGCCATCGGGGCCGCAGCCGGCCAGCAAGGCGAGCGTACTCAATGGTGAGGTTGCCACGCGGATCATCCAGTCCCGCTCTGAGTCCGGTGACACTGAATGCCTGGCAGGGTGTTCCGCCGACGAGAAGATCGATAGCTGCATAGTCTCCGTTCTGGATCCCGGTAAAGTCGCCCGCGTTCGGCACGTCCGGGTAGTGGTGCGCGAGCACGCGCGAGGGGAACTTGTCGATCTCGGCAAAAAACGCCGGACGCCAGCCCAACGGCTCCCACGCCACCGTCGCCGCCTCAATCCCCGAGCACACGCTGCCGTAGATCAATGCTTTCCTTCCATCCACTGCCGTATTGCCATGCCCTCAGCCATATAGCGGGTTACGTTCGCCTGGTACTCGATCAACGCAGCGCGCTCCTCAAGCAGCTCTCGCTCCGCCGCGGTCAGGTGCCTGTCCACCGCCCACGCCTCGATCCGCGATACGCTCATGCGACTCGACGCGCTCGTGCTCCGGTGCGCTCGGTCACTGCAAACTCCTTCATCGCGTGCCCAAGCCGACGGATGTACTGCAGCATCAGCTCAGCCGATTGCTGATCGAAGAACTTCATCGTCTCCTCTGGAGCGTGTAGAGGAACGGTGCGGCCATCCGGCGCATCCACAACAAAGTAGCGGTTTGCCATCTATCTCACCTTTACCCGCACCGTGCGCTTCGGCCGATGCTCCTCTATATGGCAGCCCGAGCATACCCATTCGAGATTTGCAGCCCGATCATCACGGAAGCCGCCGCCCATTCCGCGCCTCCGCTTATGGTGTGCGTGGCCGGCGGGGATCACGACTTCGCCGTCTCCGTTGTAGAAGTTGTGGAGTGGAGCAGGCTTGTCACATCTCATCCGCCTGCGTCGCTGTCCTCCTGTATCAATCAGCAGCTCCCGCTCGCACCGTCCACTAGCCCGCAGATGTACTTCCTGGCGCCGCTTCTCCCAATCAGATCCGGTGCAGACTTCGCGCCCATCGCGCAGCGTCCTTGTGCGGCTCGTCTGCGGCTTCCGCTGTATCGGCGACCGCTTGATTGGCTTCGTGGACCGCTGGAGTGGGGTGTATCGCTTGAGCACCGCATCGCCGCCTGAAGAGGAGTGGCTTCAAAGGGCGGCGTTGAACATGCCTGCGGTGTGGGCCGTGAGTATACGGCTGCCAATCATTTAGACCGCAGCGTCGCGGCCGCCCTTGCGATGCTTATCTCTCCAATCGCGGAATGTGGACAAACTTCTAACGCTTCCGGGTGATTACCGGCGTTACTTGCCAGCTAGTAGGTCGTGGCCAGCCACGGATAATTTTCGCGGCGCGCCAACGCTATCGAAAGCCACGTAGTTGCTTCCGCCCGAGTCCGTACCCACCTCGGTAACAACGGCGTCCATATCCAGGACGAGCTCGTCAGCGCCTGAGTCCGACACGACAATACGCTCGCCCAACTCAGGCAATGAGCCCAAGCCTGTAGTTCGACCAGAAATAGCCCGCATACCCCAGATGGTTTCCGGCTGAGGCTTAGGGTCTCCTGGCAACGCTGCCTTTAGCATCGCCAGCGGTCCAGGCCGTGCTACGTGTCTGTCTTGGGTGTACTTGAGAGACGACGGGTAGCCTTCTTGGGATGCTCCGACGCGCAGGCGCACACCTGAGATGTCTACGGTCCTTCCGTACTCTTCGACCTTCGCCGATACCCTCATCGCCTACCTCCAGAGTTCTTCTAAATATTACGGCCAAGCCGTTACTTGCCCTCTACTATGGCGCGGAGCCGCATCACGCATCGCGCTTCATGTTCGCAAGTGCGGACAGAAGGACCTCATGGGTGAGGCGCATGTGCTTTTTGCTGAACATCTCCCGGTCCAGGCCCATGCCTTCCTTCTTCGCCTGAGCGTCCAGTAACTCGCAGATTTCGTGCATCGTTTGCTGCTTCGGAGTCATCTTCACCGCCTTTACTGTCATAAAATTTCTCCCATCATGGCTCTGAGCCGCGAACGAATCGGTTCGGCAAAGCGGTCAGGCAGCTTCTCTAGGGCTTCAGATACAGCGCGGAGCCGAGATTCGGCGGATTTACACCGAACCGCAATCAGGTAGGCGGATTCCAGATAGTGCTTTCCGGCGTACCCCATCACGACAGCCTCATCGTTGAACTTGGACCGCCACTCCTCACTCTCGCGCATGGCGACCATCGCCTCACGCTTCCATCGGTCCAGCTCCTCTACCCTCGCCCGCAGGGTTTCGAGTTCGGCATCTTTGGCGGCGGATTCGGCTAGGGCGGAGAGACTTTTGATTACCACTGTCGTGCTGTTTGAACAGCATTCATGGCCGTGGTAAGTGTAAGTTGGATTACCGCCGCAGACGCAGACCTTCTCAACCTGCTTCTTGGGTTCGCTATTCATCAGCCTCATCCTTGATCTGTTGCAGCTTCTTGCTGGTGTAGCAGCCCGAATTGCTACTACCTGCATTCGCGGCGTTGCCCAGCGTGACCACATCCTTAGCGACCGCAACAGGAAGAGTCGCCACGTTTACCGCTGTCTTCACGATCTTGCCGAATAAACTCATCTCTCCGTCTCCTTGTCAGCCGCATTGTGCTGTGCCGTCGCTGCTTCCATCCCCATCACCATGATTTCAAGCAACGCCGCTGCTAGTTTCGGGTGCGTTATGACGTAGTACGCACCCCTTGCCAACCTCCACACTCGCGCCTTGTCAGCCATTAGTTAGGCTCCTGCCGCAGTTCTCGACGAATGAATCCCTGTCGTACCTGCTCACAAATTGCGTCCCATCGCATCTGGGCGTCCTTCATCTGTTCGGAGTGCGACTGACCTTCGTTCTGGCTGAGGTTGTAGCAGATGTTCGCCATCTCGTTTCCAGCCCGCTGCAACTCCGCGAAGTCCTTCTTAGATAGATATGGCATCACGCCTTCTCTCCTTCCGGGAGCACTGGAGGGGCTGACATAGACTTCCACGCAAGCACTTCTTCCATTGAATAGCGTCCGCCATCAACCCACCAATTTTCACCAAATAGATGTCCTGCTGATACGTCACCGCACAACAGATGAAGCTGCACAAGAGTTCCTTCGTCCGGCAATCTTTCGCTCACCGCTACCCATCCGTCCGGCTCAGGCTTGGCTAACAAGGCAAGCACATCGTCGTAGCGGACAAATAGACCGTCCTGCCGATGCTTCATCAGCACATCTTTATTGCCGCAAACATCGGTGGCTAGAGTCGGATCAAAGCGTTCAATCTCCGCGATCCTGCTTGCTGTGCTCTCATCGGGCATCAGACACTCCCTCTACGCCGAGGTGTTCGCTATTCAGGTAGGCCACGATGCGGACTTTCAGGAGGCTGACGTTCTCTGGCTTCTGCATCGCCGATTCGATCAGGGGGTATTCAGGAAGTACGTGGTATAGCGGTCCTCCGGGTATGGCGCAAAACACTTCCTTGCCGCTGGCCATGCATTCGTCAATGGCTCCCCTGAGACGCTTGTTCTTCTCCAGATTCCAGATACCGGACTGACGATCCTTCACGCTTTTTGGGAGCGTCATCTTGCAGTACGCAATTTCTCTGATCTTCATCGGTTCTCCTGTTTGCGGTAGGACTCGGCGCGGGTGTTCCATGCGGCGATGGCTAACTCTCGCGTTTCCCCGGTAACTTGCGGCGCGACGGCGCATTCATCGTTATCGCAGCTAACCATTCGCTTGGTTCGGCTGCCTCCGTGCCAGTGCTGAATAAGCGGTGTACTTCCGCACCAGGGGCACGGCTTCAACTCCGCGATCCTACTTGCTGTGCTCTCATTGGGCATTGGGGTTCCTCCTTTCCTTTGCGTATACGCGAGCGAGCAGAACATCTGCCTCCTGAACGCGCTCTTTCATTACGGCCACATTCGTGATCAGCCCGCGCCCGCCCGCGGCCGCCAATGTCAGCCTCACAGCCTCAAGCTGCATGAACGTCTTGCCCAGCCCGAAGGAGGCGAACAGCGCCCGCCTCCCGCCCTGCACCATCCACAGCACCGAGTCTTTCTGGTGCGGTTTCAGCGTCGGGTTGACATCCGCGGCGGAGACGCCGTGGCCAAGGTCTTCAGCCAGTCGGCACTTCGCCTTGAGAAACTTCTGGTATTGCTCGATCACATCGCCCCCAATGCTGCAAATAGGTTTCCCTGGTCCAGCACCGGCACGCAGCGCGGTGCGTCGAATAGCGGCTCGTCCATCTCGTCTGGTGGGTTGGTGGTCAGGTACTCGATCCGTGCCCAAACTTCGTCGGTGTCGAAGTCCGCCGCGGCGTCGATCTTCTCGAGCATCCACAGCCGCTCCGTATCCGGGTCGCAGCCCAACGCGATGCAGGCTGCGTCGAAGCTGGTCATCCATCCTTCGCGGTCTAGCTTCGGATCCGGCGCTGGGCGAGCAATCCAGTTGCGGGCCATGATGGCGGCGTCCCATTTATCGCCAGGGCGATAGGTTGGAAACGGTGCAGGGAATGGCGGCTCCAATGCTCCCACCCGCAGCGCCTCGAACATCGCCATCTTGATCTGCCGCCAGAAGAACTGGAGCACCGGAGTGTAGGCGGGTCCGCGCCTTGCAGCTTGCCACTTGCTCACGTTGAGTTTCGCCATGCCTACTCGCCCCGCTCCACGTTCGCCCTACCCATCTCTCCCGTGTTTGCTGTATCGCCCCAATTCAGACACTCGCAGCGGATCGGTATATCAAATTCTCCCTCCCCTCCTGTGTACATAACCGCGCCGCATCGCAATGCATAATGCGCTCGATGGAGACAGTTGGGGCATGGTTCCTGGAGCTTGGGTTTAGTCATCGGTTTAGCCACTCTTCAACACCTCCCATGAAATACAATCAGCGCCATGGATCTATCTATGCAGGAATTCGAGGCACTCTACTTGGCTTATCGCGACCTACGTATATACGTTCAGTCCGCCGAAGAAAGTGACCGTCGCGACTCGGCACTAAAATCAATCGAGGCTATGGGCCATATTCTCCTCAAGCTAGGCACTAGCGTCGGCTATTTTGTGAAGCCTTAGATCATGAGATTCCGCGATTAGTGCGGCGTGGCGCGCCGCGATGCGCTGTGCCGTCTGCTTTCGCAATTCAGCCTGCAGAGTCATCTGCTCGCGCTCAAGCACCTGGTCCTCGCGCTTTAGCATCCTATCGATGTTGCCCAGAAGTACTGCTACCTGTCCGGAATCGATTTTTCCGGCAAAGAAGTCGAACATAATAGCGGAGCAGAGCTCGTCAGTGTCGCCTACACTTAGCCTCGCCCTGGACAACACTGGGAAGCTTCTGGTTTCGCGTCGGAAATCTGAGATTCCAACTTCCGCAGCAGCCGCTTTCTCAATCGCTGCGCTTGTTCTTCTGTCTTGAGTGTTTGCCATTTTTCAATCTCCTCTATTTTGAGTATTGGTTGATAGTCACGGGCCAAGACTTTTACTTGCGTCCTTCCCAATAGCCATTGAAGAAATCTGATACACCGAACGCATCCTGCGGCTTCCGGCTTTACGAGTGCACTGCACTGCGGTGTTGGACATGTAACCCTGATGCGCTCTGGATGATTCTCCCGATATCTGGCCACCCTGATGCGACTTGCTTCCCGCATGGCGTCAGGGCTGGCGTCGCGTCTTTTCCTGAAATACGCCGCGTCTCTTGCGCGGTAGCAATCTCGAAAAACCGGGTCGTCCGCCATGCGCATTCTGTGCAATTCCCGGCGCTTTGCGTCACGTAACTTCCTGCTCATGCCTACTCGCCCCGCTCCACCTTCGCCCTGTACCGCTTTGCCGCCTCACGCCCATACAGCCGCGCACACTCGTCGTAACTCATCTCCGGCTCATCCCGGCCCGTAAGCTGGCGTACCCGTCGCGGCGTCAGCGGCACAAATCCCGTGTACGGCTGCGGTCGCTTCGCCTCGATGCGCTCTCGGATCTCCGCCGGCAGGGGAAAGAACCGTGACGCCAGCATGTGCTCGCCCAGCGCGGCCTCCATCGCCTCCAGGCCGTACTTCACCGCCAGCGCAATCCACGCCGGAGCCCACATCCGCGCCGTCTCCGGCGGAATCTCCTGCTGCGGGTACGCATGTTTGGTCTGCTCCATCAGCGCCGCTACCTGGTCCACCCCGGAAGGCGTCAAATGCGCCCCGGATCGCACTCGCCGATCGCTCGTTTCGTCCGCCTGCAGGATTCTGCTCAGCCCCACGTCGCCCGCTCGCTGCACGCGCGCCCCCCTTGTTCTGTTCTTCGCTGAGCCAGTTCGCAATGAAGCGCGGCATGCCCTTGGCGGTCTTGCGGCGCGTCGGGTTGGCGATCAGCCACCCCTCGATACTGCGGAGCTCCTGGAGCACATCTACGGCTGGATACAGCCGCTTCCACGTCTCCACGTCTGCCGGCATAACCGGGAAGGTCTCGTCGGATCGGTTGGTGGGCAGGAGGGCGAGGGGCGAGGAGCCGGAAGGCTCAGAGCCATCCTCCTCTCCAACTCCAATACCAATACTTCCTCCAATACCAACTCCAATACCACGCGGAACTCTGCCGAAACCTTCTGAACTCTTCGGGAGTTTTCCGAAACGTTCTGAAAATGTGATTTGATCGTTACTGGCAGCGTATTTCTGTCTTCTGGACTCGATGTAGGACCGACGGAAGGCATCAAACTCGCCTTCCACCGGCTGTGGAGAGCTCGCGTCGCCTGCAGTTTTATATTTCGGCAGGTATTTCTGCGGAATATCCCACTGGCCCCACACCGAACCGTCCTGCGCTTGGTAGACGTAGAGTAAAAACCGGTCGTAGTACTCGTGGAATATTCTGGTGATGAGCTCTTTGCTTGGCTTCTTTTTCAGACTTCCGTACACCGTCTGCACCAGCCTCGGATAGTTCAGTTCAAACCGGCCGTAACCATTGCTGGCAGCGAGCAGGCGAGGGAAGTGAAGCTGCGCCTCGTCGGAGCAGGCGCCTATCCTCTCGCCGTAAAGCAGTCCATTTGGATCAATCAGCACTTACGAACTCCGCCCGTTTTTCCTGTTTCGTTCCAGTTGCTTGGCCAGTAATTCAGCCAGGTGTTTATTGCAGAGCGACCGCTGCGGCTGCTCCCGTGGGTTACGGCACCGCACACATCGCCCGGCGGCCTTCACCCTTTGGTAGTAAGCTCGACTGTCGGCGGACTTGATCGCCGCACAGAGAGTGCATTTGTAACCCTTGCTCTTGCGGCCACACCGCACGCAGCACCCGCTTGCGCGCAGCGCCTTTCTGCCGTCGTCCGCCATCACACCCTCATCGGCATCACGACGTACTCGAACAGCTCGCCGTCGGCAGGCTCGGCCACGATCAGCGCGGCGGAGGTGTTGTTCGCGCCGGCAAAGCGGATCTCGACATCCCCCTTCAGCCGGCTGAAGGCGTCCATCAGGTACACGTCTTTGAATCCAGTGGTGAACATCTCGAACTCGCCCACCACTGCGGCGTCGATGTACTCATCCGTCTCGCCGGTATCCTGCGCGGCGCCACGAAGCTTGATGGAGTCGCTGGTAACAGTCAGCTTCAGCGCACCCTGGTTATCGGCAGAGAAGGTCGCACAGCGGCGGAGCGCGTGAAACATGGTCTCGGCGTCCACCGTCACCGTGCATGCGGTTCCCGTCGGCATCGCCGCGCGATAGTTCGGGAACTGCCCGGTAATCCTGCGATGGCCCAGCGCGACCGCAAACCCGTCGCCCAGAGTGCTGGCGTAGACGTTCTGGTCGTCGCCATTGAGCATCAGCGGAAACGTGCCGCCGCTCAACACCTTCTCGACCGCCCGCACCATACCGTGCGGCAACAGCATCGGGAAGCGGTCCGCCTCGTCGGTCGGCACCGTGTAGCGGGCCAGCCGGTGCCCATCCGTGGCCACCAGGCTCAACTTGCCGCCGGCGACCTCCAGCAGCGCGCAGGCGAGCATGTAGCGCGACTCCTCAGTCGAGATGGCGAAGCTGGTGAAGTCCAGCATCCGCGCCATCACATCCCGCGCTAGGCCGATTCCGGTTACGCCGTCCGAGACAGCAATCTTCGGGAAGCTGGCGGAGGATTGCAGCGGAACCCGCGTGGTGGACCGGCCGCACGTTAGCGTCGCCTTGCGATCGTCGTGGCAGGTGATCTTCACCGTCTCGCCCTGCAGCAGCTTGGCGAACGTCTCCAGCTTGAGTCCCGGCATCAGGAACGGCCTGCGCTGCTTCGCCTCCGGCAGGATGGCGCGGTAGCGCACAGCCAGGTCGAGGTTGGTGCCGGAGAAGTCGACGTAGCCATCGTGCTCAGCGATCTCGACGGAGCAGAGGACGGGGATCGTCGTCTTGCGCTGCACCGCCAGCGTGACCGTAGCGAGTGCTTGCTGGAGTTTAGGCAGAGGCAGCATCAGCGTGGACTTGCTGAGCGCTGCGGTGGGTGTTTCTTCGAGGACGGCGGTAGTCATTTTCGGGCAGGTTCCTTTCCTTAGTGGGCAGTGCAGAGTTGGCATTCAGCCGCCACATGATCCGGCGGGGTAAAGAGGTTGAGCTCGTAGGCGTGTGCGCACTTCGGGCAGCGCGGCCCCGGATTCTTGTCGATCATCTGTTTTGCTGGCGTCATATGGCGGCATCCGAGGCAAAGTACGTCTGGCAGCGTGGCATCCATCTCGCCGTCCTGATCGTCCTCGTCGTCCTCATCCCAATCGGCGAGACATGCCGGGCAGAGTATTTCGCCGCAGTCCTCAGTAGCCTCATCGAGGGAAATCTCCTCATCGCATTCGTCGCATATAACCGGCATCAGGCTTCCTCCCTTCCAAACCGCTCCTCCACCCAGCCCAGCCGCCGGTCATACGTCACGCCGATAAACTGGAACTCGTGGAACATCTCCGCGGCGACCTTCGTCTTCACCCGCGCATCATCTTCCCAGTGGCCCTTCACTTCGTGGAGCTCCACCAGGCCATCCGGCTTCACCACCCAGAAGTCGACGGTCAGGAACGTCTTGCGCGCGAGCCGCAGCTTCACCGCCTCAAACCGCCAGCTTGCGACCCTGCCGGTCTGCCGCAACATCTCCAGGTGCTGCGAGTAGCGCGCCTCCAGCCCATTCATCTCGCCGCTCTCGTGCCGCCGGCGTGCGCGGATCTTCAGCAGTGGCCGCATCACCTGCCTCCGTGCTTTTCCGCCAGCTGCGCGGCCTTGTTTTCAGTTGCGACTCGCGGCGCACGCTGGCGCATCGCTTCGTTCTTCGTGTGGAGGTGCTGCTCCACCAGGTTGTCGGCCTGTATCTGCAGCTTCTTCACGCAGACCGCTACGTTCTCGCCTTCGTCAATTTCGGCCTCAAGGCCGACATAACTCGCCACACTGCCAAAGTCCGCGTTCGGGTGAGGAAGCTTGCAGCCAGCGCTCACGGTGATCTTTCGCACATACATCAGACGTTCTCCCTGGACCGTGCTGCTCCGGTTGGTGCGGCGTACTGCCGGCGGCTCTCGATGTCTGAAATCAGGCTCCGCACCGTCCTGCGCGAGGTTGCCTGGACAAGCTTCCTGAGAGCGCGTGTGTAGATGTATTCCGCACGCTGCTTGGAAATACCCAACTCGTCACCGATCTCCTGAAACGACATCGCCGGTTGCAGGTGCCTGTACTCGTAGCCCACTTACGCCATCTCCTTCAATGCTTCGGCGCGGCCGGGAACCTCGGCGGCGTCATAGAACCGCATCACCTCGAACGGCTCGCTGCGGCGCTTGTACTTCTCGGCCAGTTCGGGGTGCTCGGCATCGAGCGCACGCGCATCCCATGTCTGCCGGCCGCTCTGCAATGTGCGCAGCACCTTCAGCCCCTGGCCCGGCACTAGCACTGCCATGCGGTCGCCCATCCGCTCGCGCAGTTCCGCCCGCTTCTGCTCCAGCGTCGTCTCCACCTGCTCGCCCTGCGTGCGCAGCCACTTGATCTCGGCGACCAGCGTCTCGATCTCCGGCTCCTCCACCGGCTCCCACACCGTCTTTTGCTTCGGCTTCTGCGGCAGCGCTTCGGCATTGCGGCACTGGCGCCGGTAGACGCACTTCTCGCAGCGCTCATCGCGGAAATCCTCCAGCGCTGCCGGGATTCGTCCCGCCTGCACATCGCGCCAGAACGACTCCTCCATATCCATCAGCACGCTCACGAGCTGCTCGTTGCGCTTGTACGGAAAGCAGAGGAACTGGAACGTGTACGGCTCCAACACCGCGAAGTATCCCCACTTCCACCCCGTCACCGCCAGGCCGTGCTGCACCTGCAGAACGTAGTGATTCGGCATACCTTCCTGCTGCATATTGGCGAACACATGCGAGTTGGCCGTCTTGCATTCGAGATATCCCGGCCCCATGCCGGCGAACTCATGGCCTTCCGGCGCGGAGTGGATCATGCGGTCCACGTTTACCCGCATCCACGGCCGCTCGGCCGAGACTCGCGTCGGCATGCGACGCACTGCCAGCCCTGTCTTCGTCTCGAACCGGCGCGCAATCACCGGCTCCAGCGCGTGCCCACGCTCGAACAGTGCAAGCTCTGCCGGCGTGTGCTGATAGTCCGGCTCGACGCCCGCCTTGTCGTAGTAGAGGGCGCGCGGGCAGCCGTAGCCTTCCGAGAGGATCGCCGCCGCATCGGACCCGCCGATGCCCTTGCGCCGATCCGCCAGCCATTGCTCCAGGGTCTGCTTAGGCACGCGGGATCCCTTCCATTCGGATTTTGTGGCGCAGGTCAATGTCTACTACCCGAACGGCATAACGCTCGAGATCCTCGCAGGAAATCATCCATTCGTCAGAACATGAATCGCAGATACGCTCTGCTTCCGCTCGCGAATAGCGGCCGGCATTTTCGATCGTGGTGGAGTACCCTTTCTCGTTCGGACCCCAGAAGACCATCACCCCGCCCGGCCATAGTGATGAATGCCGATTCGTAATAACGTAGAACTCTAGCGGCTTAGACAAGGCTCGGCTCCAATCTGGCTCCAAGCCAATGCGGAAGCGGGTCAACCCCGCGGAGTCCTGCGCGGAGAGACTCTACTGCGGTCTCAAAGCAGAAGAAGGAGTACCGCAGCCCCTCGCACTCGACGACCCAGTACACGCCGGACTTGAAGATGCGCGGCTTCATCGATCACCGCCGCGGAGAGAATCGACGATCTGAAACACAATCACCGGGCCGAACAGGATGGCGATGATGGCAAGGAAGAGGCGGAGGTCAAATAGCACTGCTGGCCTCCACTCTGACTTGCGGCGGAATCGCCATGTACTCGTACAGCACGCCAACCTTGGCAATGTTGCGCCGCTCGACCGTGTAGCCGACTTTGCGGAGGTTGCGTAGTTGCGCTTGCACCGATGTCTCTGGGAAGCGGAGCCATGGAAAGCGCTGCGAGCAGGCCTTCGCGAGATCCTGCACCGTCCACCACTGTCTCCCGCCGTTCACGGCCACGTAGCAGATGCAGTCGATCTGCCGAGTCAGCCTGGCGCGATCGCGCTTCGGGTCGAAGTCCGCTCCGGCAAACGGAACCGGCTTCCGCGATACGGGAGCGAGTAGCTCGAACATGTTCGGAATCGAGGCCATCACCGGCCTCCTTGCAACGCACGCGCTAAGGAATCGGAGACTGAAGCCAGAGCGCCGTGATTCAGGAGCGCAAAACCCTCAGCGCCAGCAACAGCAATCAATGTAAAGACGACCAGCGCAATCGCAACGGCGTTACTGGGCGTGAGCCAGGGAGCTTTCTTCGCGGAGGTCATCACTGCACCTCCTTGAACTTGCCGCCCTGGAGCACGTAGAGGGTGTCAGCCTTGATCTTCTTGCCGTCCACCTTCACGCTGCGCACGTCAATGCGGTGCCAGCCGCTGGCATCGCGATGCTCCCACTCGGCGAGGGTGAGCCAGCAGCCGACAGCGGCGGAAGCCTTGCCCTCGATGCCGAGGGATATGGCGCATCCTTCGGCGCCCGTGTTGGTGGCCGCGCTCTGGTAGCCCGTGTTGGTGGCCGCGCTCTGGTTGCCCGTGTTGGTGGCCGCGCTCTGGTCGCCCGTGTTGGTGGCCGCGCTCTGGTCGCCCGTGTTGGTGGCCGCGCTCTGGT